CTTTCGCATGGCTCCCTCCCATTATCGTATGGGAGACGTTCCTTCGTGTGGGTATTGATAGGCCCACAGAACAGGAGTTCCTGGCCGTGTCTACTCGCAATCGAATATCGGACAATTTCCGGAATGCGGTTGTCGGTCGTTTCTACGATGGCAGTTATGACATCGAGGGCACCGACTTACCTGTCATGACTTGGTATCGACAAATTATCGATTATCCAAGTGATGGTCATTCCGGATGGCGCTCTGTTCCCGGTCACCGGGACGTCAAAGCGGTCCAATATTTCGATTTCCACCGCCTCTCCGATGAGTGGTGGTCCGACTGGGTTGGGCATCAGTTCAAGAGTGTGATTATGTCACCTCGAGAACGTGTCCCACTTCATTCGGAGTTAGTAGCCGGTTGTGTGCCACTAGTCCCTGATGATGTTGTCGATGAGTTTGCGTTCCAGTGCTTCTTGGACTGGGACACTCAGATTAAAGCGGAATTCCAACCTTTGGATTTCCTCTCTAGTCTGGGAGAGATTGGGGATTTGATCCCTTCTCTCTCCGGCGACATCGGCAAAGATTTATCGGCTGGGATACTTGGCGACGAGTTTGGACGAAAGAACTTCATCCAGGACGTCGAGCATTTATCCAGCCTTATCTCCATCGTTCAGTCAAAGCTTCAGGCTTTGCGTGATACGTGGGGTAAGGAACAGCGACTCGTTAAAAGGAAGGTCATCGAGTCTGTTCGTCCCGAACAAATCGATGAAGTCTTCTACGAGTACCGCCCAGGCTATGGGTGGCGATATTCCTTAGTGTCATACAAGGCTACTATCAATTGTGGTTGCTATCGCTTCCACATGTTGAAAGACCTTGATTCGACACTTAGTTTCATCAGGGCTGCGTTCACGGACTTGGGTTTGGGAAATCCAACTCAGGCGATTTGGGATGCTATCCCTCTTTCGTTCCTGATAAATTGGTTCTCAAACATCGGACAAGTCTTCGACCGTCAACGGATCAAACACCTCTTTGAAGGTGTTTGGGAAATTCGACACCCCTGCACCTCTCAAAAGGTGGAGGCTGTCGTCCGTCAGACGCAAGAAAATCTTTCCCTTGGTAGATTCCTGATGCCTGATCAGGTATTTCCAAAAGGAGAGATTCGTGTTGAACGCTATGTGCGCACCCCAGGGATCCCTACCTTGAGAATCCGATCCAGGATTCTCGATCTATCGCAGTCGCAGCTTGGACTCTTAGCTGCTCTAAGCGCCGGACTAGGCGCTTAGCTACGATTAACGTCGTAGTTAAGAGGAATCAGAGTACAAGCCATGAAAGAATACGGACTTTCCGTGTTCTGGAAAGTGAGGATCCTCTCATGTTCGTTGATACCCAGACCCTCAAGAATCTGGCCGGCTCCGATCGGACCTTCAAACTGCGCAAGCAGGATGGTACAGGTACCGAAAGGATCGATTCTGCGAGTACGCAGTCCGAGCCGATCTTGATGAGTATCAAGCATTCGGTTCAGGGCAACGGGCCCGCAGCTATCGACCGTCATCTTGTTCAGTTTAGTCGAACCAAGCTGAACTCGACGACGGGCAAGCCGGTCACGAGTACCGTCAATTTGACACTGGCGATACCTCGTGATTCGACTATTACGGTCGCCAACGTAGAAGACGATCTGATCAGCCTCCTCCGCTTCATCTGCGGAGGTTCGGTCTTCGATCCGACCGCCGACTTCGATGGCACGACGTTCACCGGCCTCACCATTGGCGAAGCCTAAGGTAGGGCTCGACCGTCGGAGATCTAGGTCTTCCCTTCGTGGGAAAGCGAACAATGAGCGGACTGGAAGGGTCCCCGTATGTCAACGGTCGCCCGTAACAGCCAGCTCGAGTTCTACCTCGACCTCGCGGTTTGTACGGTCACTCAAGATCCGTGTAACCTATCTTCTACGAAGGATCTCATTATGGACTCTCGTACCATTCGTACTAGAGTTCATTCTGAGGGGCTTTCCTTCCTTACCAAGACCCTACCAAAGCTTGGTAGAGCTCTTGATGAGGGTTTGGAGAGCGGCGTACTCCACCTGCCCCGGAATTTCCGAAAGGAATCCGGATCAGTAAGTAGACCTGCTTTTTTGCAGGCGTACTTTCGTACGGTCTTCGATGAAGACGGGCATCTTCGGGACTCTCCTAACGTAGACGCTATTAAACATCTACGTCAGGTCTTGTTTGGGTTCTATAAACTTGAGCTACCGTTCGCGTTCGATTCGGAGCGCCAAGTAATCGACGCTTTTGTTGAGACCGAATCCGTGCTCAAGGACTTCAATGTCCCAATTAACGACATCTACGATGTTGCTAGTTGGGTGATTGAAGATGTCTTTGAGGGTTTCGACCCTCGTGACATAAAACCCCGACATGGTCCTGGAGCAGTCGCTACTGGTGAAAGGTTAGATGAGAAGTGGACGTTTTCACGTTACTACTTCTCTCTTCACCAGCAGTATCCGTTCTCACAATATATGAGAACGAACTTCGACCACGTCCTTGATTCTTGGGACGAGATGGATTCATTGGAACGCCTTTCATCGGGCGTTGCAAAGGTTTGTCTCGTTCCCAAGGATTCCCGAGGCCCCCGGTTGATATCCTGCGAACCCCTTGAGTATCAATGGATTCAGCAGGGCCTTGGCCGCAGTATTATGGGTTGGCTTGAAAACCATCCCATGACTGCCGGCCGGGTCAACTTTTCGTCCCAACAGATCAATCGTGATTTAGCACTGAAGTCAAGTGTTGACAGGTGCTTTTCCACCTTAGATCTCAAGGACGCCTCGGATCGCAATTCTCTAGATCTCGTTCGATATTTGTTCTCATCGAGAATAGATATCGTACGATGTCTAGAGGCTTGTCGAACGACAGCTACGAAACTTCCAGATGGAAGGATAGTCCCTCTAGCAAAATTTGCTCCAATGGGATCAGCTTGCTGTTTTCCCATCGAGGCAATATGCTTTTGGGCTATCATCGTTGCTGCTCGGTCGTTGGCCGAAGGGCTGACCCTAGCGGACACGGCGGCTTCAACATTTGTTTATGGGGATGATATTATTGTTCCCACAAACAGTGTTGAGGTTGTTACGCATGCTCTTGAATCTGCTGGCCTATTGGTCAACAGGACTAAGTCATGCGTCAAAGGCTTCTTTCGCGAATCATGTGGCATGGACGCCTATCTCGGCGTCGAAGTCACCCCTGTTCGCTTTCGAACCCTTTGGAGTGGCCAACCGTCGGATGGGAGTGCATACACTTCGTGGTGTTCTTACATGAATAACCTTTTCATGCGAGGTTACACGAAGTGTTTTGACTTTCTGAAATCTAAAATTGAGAGTGTCTATGGTATCTTACCATATGGCACTATCACTTCTAGTTTTCCGAATGTCAATGTACCTGATGCTTGCCTGGCGGATGGGCTAAATGCCTTTCTACCAGTTAAGTCTCGGTACAATGCTCCTCTTCAGAGAGACGAAGTCAAAGTTCGATACGTTTCGAATCGTACGGAACGTAGTGACCTCGACTCTTGGGAGAGGCTTCTCCGAAATCTGATTCTCGGAGAGCTTGTCGATCCGACAACCGTCGTTTTGCCGTATTCGACGCGAATCAAATACGGATGGAAGAGCGTGTAGTTTATCTACACATTCTTAGAGAAGCGATAAGCAC